AGGACTAATAAAGGCTGCGCCTCTAATACTTGTAGTAGCCGGAGGAGCTTATGCTTACCATACTACTACAGTAAGCAAGGCAGAAGCAAAAATTGCAAGACTAGAGGCTAACACTGTAGTACTGAAAGAAAATGCTGCAAAGTTAGACGCAGCATTTGAAAGAGAAAAAGCCTCCCGAGAACGTGCCGAAAAAAACTTACAAGTGCAGTTAGAAGCAGTAACTGACTTAACAAACAAAAATACCGAAATGCAAGCAGAGATGGATGATTACTTATCTATTTTTAAAAGGCACAATCTAACTAAGTTAGCACGAGTAAAGCCCGGGCTTATAGAGCCAAGAATTAATAAGGGTACCAAAGCAGTTTTTGACGCAATAGAAAAAGATAGTGAAGAGGTACAAAATGCGGATATTAACTAGTTTTTTAGCAATAGTACTTTTATCTGGGTGTTCTTTTTTGAAAACTGAACCCCTACCTATACCAGAGCCTGTAATAAAAACTGTAACTGAATATAAAACACTGGAAATCTATCAGCCTCAGCTCCCTAAGAAAATAGATTTACAAGACGTAGAATTTTTTGTAGTCACAGAAAAAAATCTTGAGGAGCAAATTACTCGTATAAGTAAAATGCAAGATGGAACTTTTGTAATTTTTGGGCTAACTCCTCAAGACTATGAGAATATGGCATTCAACCTGCAAGAACTTCGCAGGTATATACGCCAACAAAAAGAAATAATTATCTACTATCGAGACGCAACAAAAGTAGAGCAATAGCTATGACAATACAAATAAGTAGAGCTGACATTACTGGAGATGCTCTGCATACTTTACAATCTGAGACACGTTTCCTAAAATTACCAGTAGACCCTTACTTAGAGCTACTCGGCATAACTCCGCTACCTTCTCAGGTAGCAATCATAAATGCGATTAATAACCCTAAATATAGATTTGTATGTGCCGCAGTAAGTCGTAGACAAGGCAAAACATACATCGCAAATATAATCGGCCAACTAGTCTCCCTAGTTCCGAATTCAAACATTCTTATAATGTCTCCCAATTACTCACTGTCTCAGATTTCTTTTGATTTACAAAGAAATCTCATCAAACATTTTGACTTAGAAGTTGTTAAAGATAACGCAAAAGATAAGGTTATTGAACTAAGCAACGGCTCAACAGTAAGAATGGGCTCAGTAAACCAAGTTGATTCCTGTGTAGGACGAAGCTACGATTTAATTATATTTGACGAAGCGGCGTTGGCAGACGGACGTGATGCGTTTAATGTAGCACTTCGACCAACATTGGATAAAGATAATTCTAAAGCAATTTTTATCTCAACCCCCCGGGGCAGGAACAACTGGTTTGCCGAGTTTTTTGATAGAGGGTTTAATGATGAGTTCGCTGAGTGGTGTTCGATACGTGCAACTTATCGTGATAACCCGCGCATGAGTGAGACAGATATTAGTGAAGCACGTAAAAGTATGTCAGAAGCAGAATTTAAACAAGAATATGAAGCAGACTTTAATACTTATGAAGGACAAATTTGGAATTTTGACCACGAAAAATGTATCTCTAACAATGAAGCATTGGATACCTCTAATATGGATGTATTTGCTGGCCTTGACGTCGGTTACCGTGATCCTACTGCTTTTTGTGTAATCGGGTATGATTGGGATGAAGAGCAGTACTACTTACTAGATGAGTATCTTGATGCAGAAAAAACAACGGAACAACATGCCCTTGAAATACAAAATTTAGTATCTAAATGGGATATCGATTTTATATTCATTGATTCCGCTGCACAACAAACTCGATATGACTTCGCTTTACAATACGATATTTCAACAACTAACGCAAAGAAATCTGTACTGGACGGCATCGCGCATGTAGCAGCGATAGTAGACAACGACAAATTACTTGTTGATCAGCGATGCGACGAAACATTATCTTGCTTAGACCAGTATCAGTGGGACCCTAATCCGAATTTAGCAAAAGAAAAACCTAAACATAATAGAGCGTCGCATATGGCAGATGCTCTTCGATACGCACTATACTCGTTTGAAACAAGTCAGAGTGGGTTCTAGTAACACCTAACGAAAAATAATGTTTGACAATTTATCTTATAAAGGCTATAATTCAAAATGAAAAAGCTAAAAAGAGATCCGGTAAAATATATCAGAGATCGAGCTAAATCAAAGTACGAAAAAGGATCCGCCTGTGAAATTTGTGAGGCAACAGATCAGCTTGATTTCCATCATTTTTACACTCTCGCACCTCTACTTAGAGAATGGTTAAAAGAAAAACAAAAAGAACGACCAGAGCACTATATAGATGAATATATTGTAATTTGGCGAGATGAATTTATTGAGGATAAGTGGCCGGAGCTATATGAGCACACAGCTACTTTATGCCATAAACATCATTTGGAACTGCATAGATTGTACGGTAGAAACCCCGCCCTAGTGACCGCACGAAAACAGATGCGCTGGGTAGAGATTCAAAGAGAAAAACATGGCATGGTATAATTTTTGGCAAAAGCCAGAGGACATAGAAGAAAAGCTTAATCCTGGACAGATACTAGATACAGGAAAGTCTGAAAGTTCTCGAGAGTTTACTACTCAATATGAGCGCATGTATGAGCAGCTCGAAGTAGTAAACCGAGGCGTTAACATGATTGTGGATGACGCCGCAGAAATACCTTCGTCCATAAGCCCTCAAGGAGCATATAGAGGCGTAGTAACAGGAGTTAAAAGAGGAAAAGTAGAAGAACTTTTAAATCGTACTCCTAACCCTTTTCAAGATATAAGTAGCTTTAAGCGCAATTTAATTACAGACTATCTAATAGATGGTAATATTTTTATTTATTTTGATGGCGCACATTTATATCATCTACCCGCTGATAAAGTACGAGTTCAAGCAGACCCCTCTACTTTTGTAGAAAAGTATACTTTACAGAGTATTGATTATAAAGTTAATGAAATAATTCATATTAAAGAAAATTCTTTTCACTCCATATATAGAGGAGTCTCTAGACTAAAGCCCGCTACGAGAACTATGCAGCTTGTTAGAGATATGAGAGACTTTCAAGATAACTTTTTTAGAAATGGCGCAGTTCCTGGACTAGTGCTAAAATCTCCAAATACTTTATCAGAAAAAATTAAAGAGCGTATGATTCAATCTTGGACTTTACGCTATCGCCCAGATTCGGGAGGTCGTAGACCCCTTATCCTAGATGGGGGGTTGGAAATAGATAGTTACTCCAATACTAATTTTAAAGAATTAGATTTTCAAAATGCTATAATAGAACATGAAAAAGTAATTCTTAAATCTTTGGGAGTTCCCCCCATTTTATTAGACTCTGGAAATAATGCAAATCTTCGTCCTAATATGAGGCTGTACTATCTTGAAACAATTTTACCTATTGTACGAAAGATTAATTTTGCACTATCACGATATTTTGGTTTCAATATTACCGAAGATGTAACAGACATACCTGCATTGCAGCCTGAACTTAGAGATGCAGCAGCTTACTATACTTCTTTAGTTAATGGAGGAATTATAACAATTAATGAAGCTCGGGAGCAGCTAGGGTACGAAGTAATAGCAGGGCAAGATGAAATCAGAGTACCCCAAAACATAGCAGGTAGCGCAGCAAACCCCGACGAAGGCGGAAGGCCTTCAGAATCAGAAGGAGATTAATATGGGAGTAAGAAAAAATCATGCAATCACAGGAGCCCGTCAACTTAGTGCTTATTTTCGACGTAAGGGTAAAATTCTTACTATAGAAGAGTATGTTGCACAGGGGGATGTTCCAATTGCACCAGTTTACGTATTAAAGAATTTTAGAAGCTACCCTTTAGCTTTAGAGTGGGTTCGAAAAGTGGATCCTACAATTTTTGTAGATCTCGCCCCCTCTCCAGCGCCTGTTTCAAAGGCTTCACCAAAGCCAAAGCCCGCCCCTAAGGCAAAGGTAAAAAAAGATGCAGAATAAAACATTTAACTTAACTTCTACATTTAAGAGCGAACCTCAAGAGGACGGCTCTATCATGGTTCGTGGAATGGCTAGCACAAATGCGTTTGATCGTGCTGGAGACTCTATCTCTTCGGAGGCATGGACTAAAGGGGGTCTCTGTAATTTTGAGAAAAACCCTATTATATTATTTAATCACGATTACAACCGACCGATTGGACGAGCAACAAAAGTTACTCCTACAGCGGATGGCTTGCATATGGAAGCAAAAATTAGTAAACATGCTGACTGTGCAAATTTAATCAAAGATGGTGTCCTTGGAGCGTTTTCTGTCGGTTTCAAAGTCAAGGATGCTGATTACCTTGAGGAAACCGACGGATTAATGATTAAGGACGCTGAGTTGTTTGAAGTATCGGTTGTTACGGTACCTTGCAATCAAGCAGCTACTTTTTCTTTGTCGAAGTCGTTTGATTCTACGCGGGATTATGAAGACTTTAAGAAAACTTTTAAAAGCGAGGAAGATTCCTCTTTAATGGAGATAGATATGTCGGAAGAAACAAAAACTCCCGAAATCGACCTAGACGCTTTTGCTAAAAAAGTAGCGGAGGAAACTGCTGCTAAGATTGCAATTCGTCAGGCCGAAGAAAAAGCCTCAGCCGAGGCTGAAGCTAAGGCGGCTAAAGAAGCCGAAGCTGAGAAGGCTGCCCTTCAAGCAGATGCTGAGAAGGCCGCTGTAGAACAGCAAGAGAAAGTAGAAAGCTCAATCCGTACGGGCATTGAGTCAGGCACTGAGCGTCTTGCCGAAGATCTGCGAAAAGAGTTTGCTGCAGAGCAAGCTAATACCGCAGATATTTTACAGAAGTACAAAGTAGAGCTTGAAGAGAAATCTGCAGAGCTTGCCGCTATGCAAAATAGCAAGCGTCAGTTCTCTGATCGTACTCAGCCAGGCGATCTTTCTGCGGGCGGACAAGAAATTCTGGAAGCAAAAATTCTTGGTAATTTGACTCGTAAGGGTTGGGATACTGATTTTGCCTCTGGTGTAATTAACAAGTATGGCGCAGGCATTGCTGCAACAAGTACCATTGCTCCTCTTCTTGATGTTGAAACTGCCACTCAATTTGAGCGGGAACTTCTTCTTGAGATGAGAGTTGCTAGTGCTTTCCGTGAGCTCGCGGTAAATAGCACTAAAACTGTACTTCCTTTGATGCCTGATTCAGTCTCTGCTACTTTCGGAACTGGTTCTCAGACTGACGAAACTAACTCCCCTGCAGACCTTCAAGGCAATGCAAATGGTACTGCACAAGCTGCAGCTACTTTTAATGCGCTCCAGAAGACTATTACTGCTGCTCGTATGACGTCTACATCATACATTACGAATGATACTGAGGAGTCAACTTTGGTTGCCCTTCTACCTATGATTCGTGAAGGTATGGTTCGTGCTCATGCTCGAGCAATGGACAAGATGTGTGTTTCTGGTCATAGTGGCGCTGCAGGTCAAGCTGCTTCAGGTCTGATTGGCGCAGGTGGTTTCTCTAATGCACAGATTGTATCTGGTACTGCTACGGCTGGTATTACTCAATCTGGTGCTGGTGCAGACTCACTGATTGGTCAAGATGTTCTTCGTATGCGTGCGCAAATGAAGAAGTATGGCCTGAACCCTGCTGATCTTATGCTTGTAGTTTCGTACACAGGATATAACGATCTGCTTTCAGATGTCAACTTCCAAGACATTACTGAAGTGGGTACTGATCTTGCTATCAAGCGAACTGGTGTTGTAGGCTCAATCTTTGCAATTCCAGTGGTAGTATCTGATGACGCAGGTCTTGCAGTAGATAAGACTGTTGCTACAGCAATCGAGCCGTGTGCCTTGCTTGTCAATGTTCCCAACTATATTATTCCTCGAATGAAGGGCGTAAGCCTTGAAACCGAGTACCAAGTTGGTAACCAGCGTACTGCAATCGTTGCTAGCCAATCTGTTGGCTTCGAAGAGCTCTTCGCAGGCGATGCCGCTACTGTCGGACTCCCTGTTTCAATGATGAAGTATGCTAATGGCTAATAGCTAAGCTATAAACTGGGGTGGGTTTCCACCCCAAGTTTTTACTAATTGACTTTATGGCAAATCTTATAACTTTACAGCAGTTTAAAGACGCAGAAGGCATCCAGAGTCCTAAGGATGACTATAAAATTACTCGCATTATCGATTCTGTGAGTCAATTAGTAAAAACTTATTGTGCAAATACTTTTGTGGATTATTACTCTACTAATAAAGTAGAGGTGTTTAGTATTGATTGGGGCACTTATGTAGTGCAGTTAACAGAAAGTCCAGTTAATACTGTAGTATCGGTAGAAACTAGAGAGCAGCCAGATTCGCCTTATGTTTCTTTGCCTAACGACAAATGGTACTTTGAGTCTGCAACAGACAGTATTGTTTCTATAAATGGTATTTCTTACTCGAATTGGCCCAGAGGAGTAGGAGCAGTAAAAATTACTTATACTGCGGGGTATGCTTCGACTCCTTTAGATTTACAAATAGCAGTAATTGACTTAATTAATTACTATTTTAAAGACGAACATAAGTCACGACGAACTCTTCAAGGAGCTACTATGGAAAATGCTCCTAGTGGAGAGGGCCGAGGTTTTCCAGATCATATAAAAAGAGTCTTGGACATGTATAAAAACTTTTAATGAAAAAAAGAAACATAACTATAGATGATATAGGGTCGGAGGCACGACGGAGACGATCTGTTAAATCAAAAGTGCTTCGAAAACTTATAGACAGAAATAAGATAGTAACACAAATTCTTGATCTAGATGAAAAATACTTTAATCGTTATAATAAATTTGTAGATGTATACAATGCTGCAACAAAAGGCATGTCCGAAGAAGACGCCAGAACTTCTCGCAAAGTAATTGACTTAGGGAGTATAGAAGATACGAAAGGCGCAGGAAAAGGAAAAGGCGCAGGAAAAATAACAGTAGCTTCAGCAACTAAAATAGTTGAAGACAGCGCAAACTTTCGACAAAATAAAAATTTTTATAATAAACTTATACCAGAGTTAAGAGACAGCCATCAAATTGGCCATAAAAATATATCCGTACTACGGGCAAAAATATCTTTAGTTTTATCAGAAGATGCAAAAGAGACTTTCCTTTCTTCTAAAGAAAGAAAGGAACTATTAGCTTTAAGAGAAATTGTAGAAGAAATTGATAAAATTGATAAAATAACGGGCAGCACGCAAGAGGCAAAAACAGATCTAATAGAGTTCTTAAGAGATGTAGCAACAAAAGGTCCAGATATTACAGCAAAGTGGCAAAAAGATGTTGATATAGTTAAAGGGGCTAAGGGAAAGATAGTACTTGAAGCAGAGTACACAGATCTTAATCAGTTTAAAGGAAGACTTTCTGCATGGGTTGGGGAAGTTTTTGCAGGAATAATTCAACAAGACGAAAATATTTTTGCAGACTTAATCGGAGACATAGACGTTGGAAGTATACGAGGCTCCAACAATATAGAGGAAGATGTAGAAGATGCTTTTGCAAACTTTTTGGGAAAAGGCAGAAAGAAAAACTTTAACAATAAAAAGCCGAAGCCTACAAAAAGTAATTCAGAGGACATTCTACCTCCTGCTTCTAAAAAGAAAACTAAAAGGAAGTCCGCAAAATCTCCCGTAAAAGTTCCTTTAATTCGTAAAAAAAGAGGCTCGGCAAAAGGAAAAGCTACCGCAGCGAGCATACCATTAAACATGATGGTAATGATGAATAGCCAACTTCCTCAGACCGTACGAAAAAACATGAGAGCCCCGGGACTTGAAAATAGAACAGGAAGATTTGCAGCTTCTACAAGAGTAACCGATATTGTGGCTACTCCTCAAGGATTTCCAAGCGTAGGGTATACTTATGATAAGTTTCCCTATCAAACGTTTGAGCCCGGCTATGCTCAAGGAGACGCTAATAGAGACCCTAGACAAGTAATAGACGCATCTCTTCGAGAAATAGCAGTTCAATTTGCAATAGGACGATTTTATACTAGGAGAGTATAATGCCAAAAAGAATATATACTACTCGTAGATCTGCAATTGTTGCGTCCTTAGTAACTGAGCTTAAAAAAATTAATCAAACAGGGGATTTCTTAACAGATGTTTACGATAATGTTCACCCTCGATTAAAGTTTTGGGATGAAGTAGATACTTTTCCTGCAATACATATAAATGCAGGATCTGAATCTAGGGAGTACCAAGGAGGGGGCTACAAAGATAGATTTTTATCTATTACTGTTCGATGTTATGTAAAAGAAACTGAAGCTCAAGAAGCATTGGATAAGTTATTAGAGGATGTAGAAACAGTAATAGAATCCAATGGGCGATTAGCTTATACGGATAGGCAAGGAAATCAACAATTCACTTTAGATATTATCGTACTCAGTATTGATACAGACGAAGGTGTTCTTGAACCGTTTGGCGTAGCAGAAATGCAGCTTTCGGTTCATTACTAGAAACGGCAGGCACGAGCAAAGGCTCACGCCCTAGCCCTTTCAATCTCTAGGAGATATGCTATGGCAGAACAATTATATTTTAGCAGAGACTCGAAACTTTATATCGAATTCGATACTAAGTTATGGGAAATTCCTGTACTTGATGGTTTCAGTTTCTCGCAAGCTACAAACCAGTCAGAAATTGCACTTTCAGAAATGCAAGGTTCTGACGGTCTAAGTAGACGAGGTAACAGAATATTTACAGACTCTTTGGCTCCGGCTGAATGGTCTTTTAGTACTTATGTGCGTCCATATTTAGATTCACAAGGCACCCCTGAGCATCACGCAGTAGAAGAAGCTCTTTGGGCAGTAATGGCAGGCGCAGATAAGTATTCTGCTGCAACAGTTGGGGGTGGTCTTAGTACTATTTCAACTTCCTCTACTGTATCAGGTGCAACAGCAGGTACTTATACTATTAATGATGCAGACACTACTACAGGTACTCATCCGAGCACTGCAGTTGGTTGGGAAATTGATGTAACTATTGCAGCAAATCAAGCAATTACATTAAGTATTGTATCAGCAGGCACCGGATTTTCAGCAGGCAATACCATTATTATTCCAACAGGTTCTGTAGGAGGCGGCGGTGCAATTACTGTAGATGTAGATGCAGTTTCTGCTATCGGAGGTAATTTCTATCGTAATACCGACGCAGACGAAAACTCGCCGTTTGGTCCTGCAGTTGCAGTTCCAAGCCCCACAAATCAAGCAATTAATTTCTCTCAGTCTAACCGTGCGGTACTGGGTACTTGTAACCTTTATTTTGTAATGGAAACAAGTACTACTAATCCTATGGTATATAAGCTTACTGGCGCAGCATTTAACGAAGCTGCAATTGACTTTGAAGTAGATGGTATTGCTACTATTAATTGGTCAGGATTTGCAAAGAATATTACTGACCTTCAGTCACAGGATAAAGTATCTGTCGTAACTTCAAAGACTGCGAGCACTCAAACTGTCGGAAACGTTGTTCTTGATAGTACTGACGGTTTCAAGTTGGGTCTTGCTACTGCAACCACTCTTACTGCGGCTATGTTCGCAAAAGACGATGCAGTTAATAATACGAATACTTTTATCCGTAATCGACTGACTCAGCTTCTTGTAAGCACTTCAGATACTACGGCTTTCCCTTCTGGTAGTTATAATCTGACACTGACGGGTGGAAATATTACCATTTCAAACAATATTTCTTACCTTGTACCAGAAGAACTTGGCTCAGTAAATATTCCAATCGAGCACGTAACGGGAGGCAGAAGCGTAAGTGGTAACTTTACTTGTTACCTGACTCTTGATACTGCTGCAACTACAAGTAATCCTTTAGGTACTTCTGTGGAATTGTTTAACGACATGACTACTGGAGGAACAAATAAAGGTCTTGAAAAAGTTGTAAACGATTTTGATGTAACTTTCCAAGTTGGAGGCGCAGTTGCTAACACTCCCCGACTTTTTGTTAAAATTCCAAAGTGTCATATTGATGTACCAAATCACTCAGTAGAAGATGTTATTTCTGTGGAAACTAACTTCGCAGCATATACTACAGACTTTAATGTGGCAAATGAAGTTCAACTAGAGTACTACGGCACATAATAATAATTACACTTTTTTAAATAAAACCCGCTTCGGCGGGTTTTTACATTCTCCTCCCAAAAAAAGTTCTTGACTTTTTATCTCTTGTCCCTTATAATTACAAAATATAAATTTCATTCAATAAAAGGAATCCACAAATGTCTGATACACCCATCTCGCTAGCAAGTCTTATGACTTCAAGCAAAACTGTTTCCATTGACTTTCCCGGCTTTAATGGCATGGAAGTTTCTCTTTGTTACTTAGGAAGAGAAGAACTGGTTAAACTTCGTAAACGTTGCGTTAGCACAAAATTTGATAAAAAAACTCGCCAGCCTGAAGAAACTTTGGATGAAGATAAATTTATTATTGAATACTGCAAGGCTGTTATTAAAGGATGGTCTGGTTTAAAATATCGTTACCTAGAAGAGCTTCTTTTGGTAGATATATCTAATCTTGACTCCGAAGACGAGCTGCCTTACACCCAAGATAATGCTGAGCTATTGATGAAAAACTCAAATACTTTTGATACTTGGGTAACAGAGTCAGTCGGTGACCTCGAAAATTTTACTGGGACCAAATTGCCCGTATAGAATCTCTCTTAGAGAGATATGTACGGGAAGCAGACTCGAAGATAGATGTAGATAAATACTTACTTGTCTGTGAACAATTAGGTCAAGACCCAGATCCCGCCAAAATGCCGCTCGAAGCTTCGGATTTCCCCGAAGAAGTTCAAGTGGCATTTTTTATGTTTAGCCTTTTACCGGATCACTGGGAAGGAATGAGCGGAACATATATGGGAAAATATTGGGACGGTATTGATTACTTTCTTAAATTATATGAAGTTCAAGATCCTAAGTCAATTATCTACATAATGAAAATATATGAAGCAAAAGTAGTAAATTATAGATCTGAAAAAAACGAAAAGAAACGTAAAGCAGAACAGCGTAGGGCTAAAAGCGGTGGAAAAAACTACACCCATAATGTAAAGGGCTAATGGCAAAGAAAATTACAATTGATATTGTAGTCAATGGCAAAATGCAAAAAGCCACCGTGTCTGCAAAAAAGCTAAGAAATGCACTAGATGGAGTAGACGAAGCGCAGACAAAAACAAGCAAGTCTTCTCGAGACTATGAACGAAATACAAAAGGCGCGGCTAAAACAACTTCAAACAGTACAAAAGAATTTTCTAAAATGGCTCAGGGCATGGGAGGCTTGGTTGGTGCTTATGCAACTGTAGCTGCAAGTGTCTTTGCTCTTTCTGCTGCATTTAATTTCTTTAAGCAAGCAGCGGACCTTTCTGCACTTACTACAGGCCAAGAAATGTTTGCGGCCCGAACGGGCGTCTCAATGAAATTGATGACAGCAAATATACAAGAGGCAACAGGTGGACTGGTAGCATTCAAGGAAGCGGCCCAAGCAGCAGCAATTGGTCAAGCCGCAGGACTTACCGCAGACCAAATGGAAAGATTAGGTAAAGTTGCTAAAAATGCAGGAACAATTCTTGGGCGAGATGTAACAGACTCATTTAATCGTCTTACAAGAGGCGCAATTAAAGCAGAGCCAGAATTACTTGATGAATTAGGTATTATTATTCGAATTGACAGAGCTGCCCAAGACTATGCAGCGACAATTAATAAAAATAAAGCTGACTTAACTCAATTTGAAAAAACTCAAGCAGTCGTAAATGCTGTTTTAGAACAAGGTAGCCAAAAATTTGAAGACGTTGGAGACAGCGTAAATCAAGTAGCTAAGTTTGGCGCAGCATTTCAAGATACTTTTAAAGACCTTTCTAAGCCTATAGCTGCTGTGGCAAATTTTATAGCAGGAGCTTTTCTAGATAGTATATATGCTGTAGGTGCCGTTATAGGAATATTAGGTCTAAATATTGTAAAATCTTTTGCTCCCGCAGGACCTACTATAAAAAACACTGCTCAAGAAGGAATTTCCGCTAGAAAACGCTTAATGGATATAGCGAATAAAGAAGCTACTCAGGGAACTGCAGTAAAAATGCGGCAAGGAAACTTTGAAGAGAGCGTACTTAAACAAGTAGAAAGATCTGCAAAAGCAAAAACAAGCACGGTTATAAATCTTTCCAAAATGGAGAGAAGAGAAATTGAAAGAGATGTACAAATTATTCGAGCCCAAAACTTACGAATGACCATGGACGGACAAAATGCTTTCAACAGAATGATAACCGGCTGGAAAATACAACTGGCAATGTTTCAAGCTGAATACGGCAAAACAATGGGGAGAATTAAAGCAATAACTGCAGTAGCAACTATGGCAATGAGTAAGTTATTGGGGGCTCTTTCTATAGCGGGGTTGCTTATAATGTTTTATGAGCTTGGAAAACAAATTCGTAAAACATTTTTTATATCAGATGCTTTGAGAGCTGCTGAAGATGGATTAGATAAAATAACGAAGGCTGCTGAAGACCAGAAAAAAGCAATAAAAGAAGTCGAAGATGCTTTTAAGCCTGCAACTAGTGCGGTAATGGGGTTTAGTAGATCCTTTGGTCTTATTACAAATATTAATTTAAGTCCAGTTAGGTCACAGCTCACTCTTTTAACAGAATCTATGAACAAGTTTAAAAATGAAAGCGGTGCAGCTTTTGATGGGTCTGCGGCTCTCGATAGTTTTGCTATAAATGATCATTTCGCTCAAGCGGGCAAGAATACTTTATTCACTAGCGGACTATTTGGTAAAGACGATATACCAAAAACTTTTGGAGAATTTAATGACGCTTTAAAAGATGCAGAGGGGAGAGTACAATCTGCCCGAGCAGAGTTTGAAAAATCCACTGAGGGCATGGGAGGCTTTGGAAAAGCAATAGCAAGGGTAAAAGCAGACTTGGGGGATCTTGGTAGAGCGCAAAAGGACTATAATGCGTTGAATCTCGCTGCGGGCCAGCTTAATCTTCCAAAGGTTGAGGATATGGAAGGTGCAGATATAGCAAAGGCGGCGCTAGATGGATTGACTCCTAGCTTAGAATTATTTAAAACGCAGTTAGAGGCTATGAAAGGCACTGGTATAGAGATAGACGATTTTGATGACGCTAAAATGAAGCAATTAAGCGGCCTTATTGCAGATGCAAATAAAGAGTTTAAAGGAATGGATCCTGCAGCATTCCAAGCAGCAATGGCTGATGTTATGGAAGCCTTCGAAGATACGACAAACGCAGCTCAAGAAGCAATAGATGCCGCAGCAAGATCTAAAGCAGCTTTTAAAGGCATAGCTGATGGTGTAAGTGGTTTTTCAGAGGGTGCACAGAAATTTATGCCAAAAAGCTCTAACTTTACGGGGTTGCTTACTTCAATGAAAGAGGTAGAAAACAATTTTTTAACCCTAGAGGGCACAATATCTAATTTAGACACTAAAACTCTTGATGAAATAACTAATATGAGTCTTGGGGCTGGAATGGATATAGAAAGTCAATCCTTTGCAAAAACTCTTGAGTTAGTAAATAAGTTAAGATCAGAAGAACAGGGAATTCTTACTAGTAGTATTACGGTTCAAGAATTACGTCAAGAGTTAGAAAAAGAAAGAGAAAAGTTACTTCAAAATCAAATTACACTAGAACATAAATTAACAGAAGAAAAAGTTCGGCAACAAAAAGCTTTACTGGGGCAGCCCAAAATTATGAAATCACTTCTTTCTGCGGAAGCAAAGCGAAATGAAGCAGCAATTGCACTAGAGCGGGCACAAACAAATTATACAATTGAAGCAGATAAACTAGAACTAGCGGATGAAAATAGAAAAAGAGAGCTTAAAAATCAACTAGATTTAGCTACAGCTAATCATGCTCTTTCCGAAGAAGAGCTGAGGGTTCAAACTGGGCTTCTTCCAATTTTAAGGGAACAAAGAGATTTAAAATTGGAAATGAATAGTTTAGACTTACAAAAAGCATTAAATGCAGAATTATCAAATCAAGCACGTATACGAAAAGAACTTCTGGACTTACAACACAAGCAAATTGCAAACGATAATGAAGTTTCAATAAAAGAAGCTAAATTAAAAAATCCTTTCTTTGATGATGAACGAGCTCGTACAGAAGCTCGATTACTTTTGCAAGAGGCCGCCTTGAAAAGAGAAGCGGATCAAGCACTTTCGAATTTTAACATAAAAATGAAAGAAATCGATTTAGAGTATAAGCTTATAGACGCAAAAAATAAAATCGCTATACTACAATTTAAAGCTGCAGCAGTAGCGGCAAGGGCGTCGGGAGGCGAAGAAAACGAAAAATTAGCTCAACTTTATGATAGTTTAGTACTAGAGCAACAAGCACTAGGAGCAGAGCAACAAAATACAAGAGCGCTAACAGAGGCAATGGCGGCAGCAACTCGAGATTTAGCAGGAGCTGATTTGGATCGATTTAGAAGGGACGCGGAAGCAACTAGAAAAGCTTTAGAGCCTTTAAATCAAGTTTTATCGGAGGCTTCGGGAGCTTTTAGAACGGGTCTAGAAGATTCCCTTAATGCAATGTTTACAAGCCTGCATGATAAATCCATGGATCTAGGGGAAACTCTAAAAGGGATTGGTAGAGGCTTACTTCAAACTATTCAAGAAGCAGTTACAAAGAAAATGATTGTAGACCCTCTTCTTAACGCTTTAAACCTTGGGGAAGAAGATCCTACCGAGGCACTAGAAACAGCTCTTAAAAACGGCGCGGATAAATTAAAAACTGAAGCAGAAGCTGCGGCCAAAACCTCTTCTGAGGCAATGAAAACCGGGATAATAGACGGCGGAAATGATGTTAAAACTAAAATAGAGCAAGGAGGCCGTACTATTGCTGCAGAAATAAGAGAAGCACTAAGAGATATTGAACTTCGAATAAAAGTTGAATGTTGCGAGGGAGCGATCGGGGATGAAAAAATTCCAGGGTTGAGTACTATCCCAGCCACAAGTGCTGCTGCAACAGACTATAAAAATAATCCTAATATCAACGCAACCAACGCTGCTGTAGTAAACGAGCTTGGGGCCGCGAAGAGTGCTTTAATGCCTGATACGCAGCCCCAAATTCCCGGGTATGATCACAGTGTAGCTATTCCCGGTATTAAAGCTCAACAAATAGAGCTAGGGCCAATGAGTATAGAAGCTATTAGAGCCCCTGCTTTAGGTGGAGTAGAAACCCTAGGAGAAAATAATCCTATAGGGGGTCCTATAGCTGCTGCTTCTGAGGGCGGTATTGAAGGTGGGGGCGCCAGTAAGGGTATCGAAGCCGCCGCCGATGCAACTGCAGAAAATACTACAAAGTTAGGAGAGGTAGGCTCAGTTCTTGGTGAAAATATACTACAGACCGGCTTGGCAGTATCTGCTTTATTTGGAAACTCAAAAGCAGGACAAGCTCTTCAAAAAGTAATGTTAGCCCTGAATGCTGGACAAATGATAATGAAACTTTGGACGGCTTTAAATACAAAATCAGAAGTTGCAAATACAGCTGCTATAATAGCAAATACAGCAGCGGTGACAGCGAGTGCAGTAGCCTCGGGTATTCCCGGCGGCAAGACGGGGCTATATCCTCCACTGGGATACGCGGGGGGAGGTATAGCGAAAGGGCCTACATCAGGCTATCCTGCAATACTGCATGGATCGGAAGCAGTAGTACCCCTTCCTAACGGTAAAGATATACCTGTAAGTTTTAAAGGTAACCGAGGGGGAGATAGTCAACAAAATAATGTTACAGTAAATGTTTCTGTTAATAATGAAGGTAATTCTAAAACAGACTCAAGCAGCTCTGATTCGGATAATGGGCAACAGCTCGGAATAGCGATATCTCTAGCTGTTCAAAAAGAATTACAAAATCAAAAACGGCCTGGCGGAATACTTAGCCCGTATGGAGCAACCTAATGGCTCGACGCGCATTTAGTTTTAATATACCAAAACCTTTACCTTATGCTATAGGAGTAACTCCTTTGCAAATTCGTCTTTATGATGAACTTCAGTCTAGATACCCCTCTAACGAAGCGGGCGTTCCCTCTGAAGAAGCGTATGATGAAATTATTACTAAATTATACCCTACTGGGTTTGACTCTAGAGAAATAAAATTTGACCGAGGGTTTTCTAGGCAAACGGAACAAAGAGTTTTATCAGTATCTTTTGGAGATGGGTACGAGCAAAGAGTAAAAGACGGAATAAATACAAAAAAAGAAATGTATAACATGAATCTTTCAAATAGATTATGGCAAGAAATTGTACTTATTGGAGTTTATTTTGATACTATTCAGCCAAGTAGTTTTAATATTACTCTAGAAAGAGAAACGGTACTAGTATCTTTGAAAAGTTATTCAATAAATATTGGACATGATTCTGTTCAATCTATTTCAGCACAACTTAAGAGAGTATACTCGGCATGACAATTTCCAATGAAATTCAAGCTTTAGAATTAGATGCAGATGAAAATTTAATACAGTTGTATCAATTGGAGTGGGTCGCAGAGGATCCAAGTACAAGTACTAACGCTGTCTATTTAAATTTTCATTCTCACGATACAGACGATATTTTAACTTTTGATGGCGAAGAATACTATGGCATGCCTATTCAAATAGAAGGAATTGAAAAACATGCTGATGGCGCTTCTGCAAGACCTAAATTAACTATTCCTAATGTAGAAAGTATTTTTAGAAGCAATCATCCTTTAAGGTCTCAGTTAGCTTCTCTGTCGGTAAGTAATTTTTTACTAGAAGAACTATTAAACAAAAGAATAATTTACAGAAAAACTTTATTAAAGTATGTAAAAGTAGGTAGTGCAGGAGCTACTCCTACAAATTCTTTTCAGTTTCCTAAAAGTGAATATATCATAGATAGAATTGCAGCAAAAAATAGTATGTTAGTTGAATTAGAAATGTCAAGCCCTTTTGAATTAACAAATGTTAAAATTCCAAATAGAGTAGTTACAGGTAAATATTGCCCTTGGGCCTACAAAGGCTGGAAATTAGACAAAACTGATGTTAAAAGTGCTTGTCATTGGTCTTCTACTATAAGAAATCATACTGGCGCTACTTCTGTTGTATTTTTTACAATAGACGATGAGCCTTTAATTTTTCATAGCTGTTTAACAGAAAGTATACCTTCAACTTATAATTGGAATGCTAATATTACTTATCCTATAAATAGTATAGTATCACAAAATAATATTTATTTTCAGTCTTTAAGCACGGACAATATAGGAAATACCCCAGAAGAGCATAGTCCTTTTTGGAGAATTGTTAGAACTTATATTGAATGGAATACACAGCAATCAGGAACTGTTGATGTCGCAGACTCAAGAAGAAGCTCTTATGTGTTTAAAAATGGAAAAGTATACAAATGTGTTAGAAGCCACGGGGCTTCAAAAGACCCTGAGACCAATCCTGCTTTTTGGGCACCTGCAGATGTTTGCGGAAAACTTTTATCTTCGTGTAAAGCAAGATATCAGTTAGATGTAAGAAATGCTTTTAATATAGCTTCGGATACAAGTGGCGCCTCTCCTGGAACCGTTTCGGGAATAGTAACCCTTAATGGATATTCACATTTAGTACCTACAGCAGTATTTAACAATCAAATTTCATTACCTTTCGGAGGGTTCCCAGGGACTAAAACGTTTAGATGATTGAAAAATTTTTATTTGAAATTGAAAAACATTTTTTAGAAGAGTACCCAAGAGAAGCTTGTGGAGTGCTAGCAGTTAAAAAAGGAAAAGATTACTGGATTCCTTGTAGAAATGTTGCAGAAAACCCCGAAGAAACATTTATTTTTGATTCTAAAGAGTATTTAAAAATTAGTATAACTTCGGATATAATTGGTATAGTACATAATCATCCAGACGGTTTATCAACTGCAAGCCAGTACGATATTAATAACTGCAATACTTTAGGCATTCCTTTTTTTATTTTTTCTTACCCTGAAATGGAATTAAATATTTTGAATCCTACAAAAAATAGAGCAGACTTATATGGAAGAGAATATGTTTTTGGCGAGAAAGACTGTTTTGAAGCCATGAGAGATTATTTAAAAACTAAAAGTATAAATATACCTCCCAGAATACCTTTTGAAGATAATTGGTTTGACAAAGACTTAGATTATTTTTCGCCAGATATAGTAAAAGAGTGGGGAGGTCAAGAAGTTTCTATAAAAGATATACAAGAAAATGATGTAATTACTTTTTCCGTTCATTCAAAAGTATCAAACCATTGTGGTGTATATTTAGGAAATGACATATTTTACCATCATGCAGTGGAACGACTTTCTTGTAGAGAAAATTTGTATCCTTTTTGGATAAAGTTTATAGACAGAGTATATCGATATGCTACGTAATGTATATTTAGAAGGGGAGCTTGGGGAAGTTTTTACTCCTCATTTTCAAGTTGAATGCAAAACAACTGCTGAAGTATTTAAATGTTTAGATGCAAATTATCCTGAATTTAAACCTTACTTTCAACAAAAGCATGAAGAAGGGGGCTATGTACATATTGAAGCTTGTGGTGAAGAATTAGAGCACTCAGAAGAGCTTTTAATGGAAATAGGGAAGGGAGACATTATAATATCCAATATTCCTGCAGGCAGTAAAGCTGCTGCTAAAATAATTGTAGGTGCAATTTTAATTGTAGCCGGCGCGATGCTGATCGCATGGAATCCGGTGATAGGAAGTATGATAATGGGAATGGGAATTAGTATGGCGGTCGGAGGCCTTATGGAGTTGATGGCCCCAGATCCTGCAGTAGATAAAATAGAAAATGGAGATGAAAGTTACCTTTTTAATGGAAATGCTCAAAGTATTGCTTCTGGAGATCCTGTTCCCGTACTATACGGCAGGCTTAGAGTCCCGGGGCAGCCTATGGGGTTCGAAATTATAGGGGATAATGTAGGGTACAACCCTTATCAAATTCACACCGGGGATGGGGGAATGAGCCCCTCGGGTTTTGGGTTCTCTACTGAGTCACCTAACTTTAAATTTTCACCCGTAGAGCAGGGATCGAACGCACCATGACATTTACTATACCTACAAATTTTAATCCTTACAGTAATGCGAACACGGTTTCTGGGCATACTGAACAAGTAGTAGCAGTTACTGATATAGTGTCAGAGGGGCCTATTGCGGGTTTAGTCTCGGGCGGAAGAAGCATTTTTTTAGACAATGATGTTTTATTTGATGATTCTGAAGTAGGATATAGTTCTGTAGTGGGACAAACTATTTCTACAGATCCCACGGACACGACTAACAAAATAGTTAATATTAATGAATATATCAATCTTCCTTTTAACTATGCTCCCGACTCTGAAAATCAAACCGCTGGGCATAGGTTTCTTTTTGTTCATAATGCATTTGAAGTTGAAGATAGTCCTGAGTTCGCTAATGGCTCATCATATCTCTATAATTCTTCCAGCAGTTCTGATACTACTACTGGCTCCAATGCGTGGAGTCCTGGAACAAGTTTTTTTAACTTAGTTATAGACGGGGACTTTTCAAGTATTCCTGCAGGCACTAGAACAAATTTACAGACTACTGAGCTCCCTTCAAATTTATCTGCAAATCTTGTTACTGGAGATGGATTAGTAGTTATCTCTTCAAGAGATGGCGATAGATCTATAACAGGAACAGTTACAAGTTTTAGCGCGACAGGAGATCAAATTACAATAAAACTTGCAATTGCTACTTTAGATGACGGATATGAATGGATTAAAGAAACTTACGTCGATAGCAACGGCATAACACGTGGCAATTTAAAAATAAGTTTTTCTCAATTTTTAAAAATTGACAGTATTGTAGGTACTACCATAACTTTAGAGGGTCCAGTATACGAATTTTCGAAAAAAACTTTTTCAATAACAAAACTTATTTATTCTGGGCAAGGACAATCTAATAATAAAATTAGATCTTCGGGGTACCAATTTACTCCGGGAACAAAAGACCAGCAGCCCTTACAAAGTATATCTGGAGGGGTAGGAAGTACTTCAGTACCTTTGCCGGGTATTAACGAATTACAAACTGGAGTTCCTAAATCAATTGTATACTCAGGGGCAAATGCCGGAACAATTGATAACGTACATTTATTGTTTAAATACCCTAGCGGTCTTTATGGAATGAATATGGACGATGCTAAGAAGAGAGCAGCGGCTGCAGCATATGTAATACATTTATCTTTAGACAGAGGAATTGGTAGTGCTTCAAATTTTGAAAATATAGGATTTTTAGACGGAACGGACACTATTAGTTCTGCCTTTCACACACAGTTAGTAAACTCAGGAAGTAATAGTGTTACTGCTTTTCAAGGAGGAACAGGAGTAGCTAGCGGAGGCAATGTAACTATAAATAATAGTACTGTAAACGTTACTGCTGTAGATACTCCTATATTTTCTCATGGAGGAAAACAACTAGCAGGGGTGGCCTTTACTCATACAATAAATTTAGAGAAGTACCAACCTTTTAGAGCTTTTAAACTAACAGTAGTTAGACTTACAGAAAGCGAAAATACTACTGACGAAAAGTCAGGAAGAGCGCACGCTTGGAGCATGCATGGAGGGGTAAATAACCTTACCATGAGTTTTGAGGGTAAAGACGATGACTCTACAGTGCCTAAAATTCAAGCTATTCAATCAGGGGGCATACCTCAAGCATTTGGTACTATAAAAGAAAGATTAAATTATCCTTATACTTCTGTTTCGCAGATAACTTTTAATACTAGACAATTCTCTAATATGCCTAAAAGATCATATGAATGTTATGGTTTAAAGATTAGAGTGCCTAAAAATTATACTCCTAGGGAAGAATTTGGCCTTATAAATGCAAGTCATACTTTAATAGGAAAAGAAGAAATTGGTTCTATGCCTGAAGGAGCAAGACTATATAAAGGTCTTTTTACAGGAGAGCTGACGGAAAATAAAAAGTATACTAATAATCCAGCTTGGGTTTTTTATGATATAGTAACGAATAATAGGTATGGCGTAGGGGAGTACGTAAGAGATACTGATATTGACATATTTTCTTTGTATAAAATTGCCAGATATTGTGATGAGTTAGTATCCGACGGAAAAGGAGGAGTTGAACCTAGATTTACAGCAAATTTATATTTGCAAAAAGCAGTAGATGTTTATAAAGTTCTTAAAGATATGGCTACTATATTTAGAGGTATGCTTTATTATATGAACGGGCAGATAACTCCAATTATAGACCAGCCTACAGTAGCTATTTATAATTTTAATAGAGCAAATGTACTGAACGGAAATTTTAATTTTGAATATACTGGCACTAAAACTAGAGTTAATCAAATTGTTGTTAAGTGGAATAACCCCCAAAACGATTATAAAATTGAGCCTTTATTTGTAGAAGATAGAGAGAATATTGTTCGCACACAAAAAATTGTAAAATCAGAAGCTTTTGCATTTGGCTGTACTTCCGAGGGGCAAGCTATACGATATGGCCGATGGAAATTATGGACTTCTTTAAACCAAACAGAAGTAGCTTCTTTTAAAACTAGTATTAACGCAGCTTTTTTATCTCCCGGTGATTTAATTAACATACAAGATAATCATGACTTTGGGTTTGCTTATGGAGGCAGACTAAAAAACGTAAGTCACAATTCGGGGGTAACAACTTTAGACTTTGATAGAAATATTGCTATGGACTTAGACGGCGTTACTACAAGTGTAGGAAATGCAGGAGACTATAAAATTGCTTTACTATTAGCAGACCATAAAGTAGTAACTAAGCAAGACACGGTAATACAAAGTCATCCTAATTTTACTACCGCAGGGCCTGTATCTGCAGGTACTGCCATAACTGGTTGGTATGTGTTTGACGACCTTCTTGACGACTATGAACCTGTGCTTGTAGACAATGGGGGATTAGTTACATGGACGGAAGACGAGTATGCTAAATATGTTTCAAATGCTTGTTCAGATACTGACGGAACCCCTCTTCATTTAGAAGAAACTAAAGAAACTCGAGTCAAAGAAATTTCTACAAATCAAGATGGAACTCAAGCCTTAGGAAACACTTTAACAACTTCTGAGCTGACAAGTAATGAAGCAGCGGCTGCTAAAATAGGAAGTATTTGGGCACTAAAAGATGAAACCGAAACCGAAGCTTCATATAAGCAATATAAAATTTTAACAATTGTAGAAGAGTCTGCACATATATATGTTATTACAGCAGTAGAGCACTATAACACAAAGTTTGATATTATAGAAACAAATTTTACTACTTCATTACCAGACCCTTTATTTCCTACTCCGAATGCATCTGATATATTGCCTCCCCCTAAAGCACTAAGACTTTTACGGGCGCCTAAACTAGAAACTCCTGGAGAAGAAGTAATTTTAACTTGGGAAGCCCCTGATAGTCCAATTAATATAGTTGGGTATGAAGTTTCAAGTACTGTTCCTGGCTACGAAAGATCTATATCTACTTCTGCTACTTCTTTAGACTTTACAGAAGTTCCTGAAGGAATATATACTTTTACGGTGGCTTCTTTCAGTTCTGAAGGCAAAGTTTCTAAGCCTGTATCTATAAGTGTAGATATAGAAGATTATTTCGGAGGAAACCATACTAGAGAAATAGGGGTACTTGTAGGAGGCCAAGTAAGTTCTAAATCTGTAGTAACAACAACTGTAGGAAACCAAAACTTTAGGTATGGAAAACCTATTGTTTTCTTTTTATCGCCGAATGACTTAAACTCCTCAGCAGTAGAGTTAGACCTAACTGGTAGCTTAGGTTTAAATTACGAAATTCTAGGGGCCCATAGAGCGGAGTCATGGTGGAATGCTTTTGATATTAAAGAAGAGGCATATGTTTTTTTAAGAAAATATAGAAACTCTCAGAGATCCTTGCGATTAATAAATCATACTTTTGATAGGGCCCTTAATGTAGATTATTGGTATGACCAAACAAAAGCTACTCAAAAACGCTTTAACTTAAATACACCACTAGTTGAGAATCAAGACACAGGAGAAAGCAATCACTATCCAAATAATCCAGATAATTGGAGTCTTCAGAGCGGTCAAGTAACTATAGATAATAATTCTTCTAAAGTAGTCGGGCAGAGTACTTTTTTTCTAACAGCATATAAACCAACAAATGTTATAAAATTTTCAGACAGTTTTGCGGCAAAAATTTCTTATATAGAAAGCAACACTGTTATGTATATAGATAAAGCTTTTGAATACAAAACAAACAGTATTATTACTGCTTCTGTGCAAGGGGATAATATTCGGTACACTTCTCCGGGACACAATTTTGTAGTTGGGGATGCAGTAACTATTTCCGGAATGAATACTTCCAGTTTTAACTCTGCTAGTTCATTTTCTTCTCACGAAAAAAATACTATTGTTAGTGTATCATATGACGTACTCAATACGGATGGAACAGTCCAGACTAACGGCTATTTTGAAATTTTAAATTCTACAGGGGCGTTATCTAGCTCTTCGGCAAGCAGTGCAGCAACTGCAACTACAGCAATCGGAGGTACTATTAGTGGTCAATTAGTTCGTAATGCGCATTACCGCGACGAGTTAGATATTGATTATACTAGAGACTTTTTAATTGGAAAATTAGATAGAAATGGTAACTTTGAGTCTTTTTGTACTATTAACTCGGATATTGATAGAGCTAGGACAGTATTTTTAGACGCAAATATTGCGACAGTTAATTTTGACACTGTAGCAGGTATTCCTACTACTCATAATCTTTTAAGTACTTATAGTGACATAACTCTTACAGGGATTGCTTCTGGATTTGAGGATGCCGAAGTAAAGGTAACAGGAGATTTTTTAATTGGCAGCGTTTATACTGCAGATACAACTTTTTCAAATCTTTCAAATTCAGATACAGGTGTATTTACAAAACAATTGGCGGGAGCTTCTTCAAATACAGGCGAAGCAGTCACTTATGGAAATGGAACCCCCCTAGTATTTACAGTTACTGTAAGAGAGAAAAACGATCCAGATAATTCCAATAAAACAGTAGTTCAAAATTTTAACATTGTTCGCATAAAAGACGGAGCTTCGGGAACAGAAGGACGGACAGTTGCTATTACAGCTTCAGATAATAGTATAGTTTATGATTCTTCGGACAGCAACCCAAATCCTTCGACTATAACATTTACAGCAAACGCATTTAATTTTCCTAGTGATGCGAAATATAGATTTAAAGATCATGCTGGCAATGTTTTAAAAGATTGGTCTAATTCAACTGTTAATAATATTCCTGCTAATCAATTTGGTCCAATCACTGCCCCTAGCAGTAGCCAACTAGCTTTCACCGGACTTTTGCCTAATAATGGCACTACTTCTCTTAAAACAGTAGAAGTAGAAGTCTCTTTAAATGAAAGTCCTGAAGTTGTTTCTGCTACAGATAGTACTCCTATACTAAAGCTCGGTCCCGGGTCCCCTGCTTTTTCAATTTCCTTACCTAATAATACAGTCTCTATAGTTGCAGGATCCGACGGAACTACTACTGGGGCCACAGTGCCTGGAACGGCTACAACTATGGAAGTTTTCTTTGGGAGTGCCGTAGGAACCTATGTAGGAACTACTACCGGCAATTCTGGAGGAACTAACAGTGCATCTTTAGGATTAAATGAATGGTATATTTCTGCAGTAAGTACTTCTGACAGTAATTTAACGGCTGGAAATGTTAGTTCAGTTACTAATAATGTAGTTTCTATTGGTAACGCAATTCGTGGTGGAGAACTATCCGGTCAAAATGAGACTATTTCATGGACTGTAACAGGTAAAGATTTACTTGGGGATATACACGAAAAAACGGTAAGTCAAACAATATTTAAATCTATTGCTGGAGAAGCAGGAAAAGCTGTAGTTGAGGTATTTGCAACCACAAATAGTGCTACGCCTCCTACCAATCCTGCTGGAACTTATTCTTTTAGTTCAGATTCATTTACTTTCACTACAAATCCTAGCAATGCTTGGTCTTTGACTCAAAGTAATATAAGCTCCAGTGCAAAATATTCATATAAATTAACAAAAGCTTTAAGTTTTTCAACCAGTGATATTACTATTGGACAGAGTGACTGGACAGGCCCAATTTTAGTCGCTAGTTTCGGGGAAGACGCATATAGTAGTTCAGGCCAGAATACTTTTCACTTATTTGTAGCAAATGAAAATGGTATTGTAGATGGTACAAGAAATACTTTTTCAACTGGTTTTTTAGTTAAAAAAGGAACAGACACCTTTCAATTTAGATCTAGCGGGACTGACGCAGGCACTTACGAAATAGAACTTTCAACAGCAGTAAATTGTGCAGGTTCTGTTAGTAGTACAGGCATAGTTACTTTAAGTACCCAAAATTCCAGTATTTTTACTTCAAGTTCAATAACAGAAGCGTCTCTTTTAGTAAAAATTAAGGATAGAGCAGATGACGCTTTAATTTCTGAAGTACTTTTAAGATTTACAAAAGTAAATCAGGCTGTTCGAGACGGTGTAAGTTTCTCTTTTTCAAATGTAGGAACAACTCATGGGCCAAACTGGGCAAGCACCAGTCTTTCAAATTCTACAGCTCGATACGCTGCACAACAAGTAATTAATACTTCTGTTGATGGACATATTTCTCCAAACGATAAAATTACTTTAATTCATGGAGAAACTGCAGCAACTCGAATTTACCAAGGAACCAGAACAGATAATGCAGGTTCTAGTGGTCCTGTAGCTGCAAGTAGCTTTAGTTCTAAAGTAACAGACTTTATTGATGGAAGTGCAATTGTAAGCGGAACTCTTTCCGCAGATACGCTCGCAGCAAATACAACAATATCAAATAACCTTAATGTAGCCGACAATTTAAAACTAGGAAACGGCACTAATTCAGTTGGTAGAATTTACAGTGCTAATAAAACAAGCTTTAGTGACACTGATGCAGGCTTCTACATGGACGGCCTTGGCAATGTTTATATAGGAGATAATACTAATTATTTTAAATTTACTGCAGGCTCACCCAGCTCGATAGAATTAGTAGCCCCAAACATTCAGCTTACGGGGCCTCCGGGTACTAACGGTAGTCCAGGTACTGACGGTACTGATGGTAGTCCAGGTACTGACGGTACTGATGGTAGTCCAGGTACTAACGGTAGTCCAGGTACTGACGGTACTGATGGTAGTCCAGGTACTGACGGTACTGATGGCACTCCGGGCACGCCGGGAGCTGCTGGACTCGCAGGACAAGACGGTACACCGGGAAGTCCGGGAACACCAGGAGCTATGGGACCTGCGGGACAAACAGGACCAGCAGGTAGTACGGGTCCTCAAGGGCCTCCAGGATCTGCTGGAACTCCAGGAGCAGATGGTGCTGGCGGATTCTTATACATAATTCAAAATAATACTAGTACTCCTGTTTCTAGTACAATTCCTACAGGAACATATGTTCAAGGAGCTGTTGCAATTGTTCAAAATAATAATGACGAACAAAGAGCTTTTAGATTTAGTGGCTCCGCTTGGCAAAGTCAGTCTTTAATTAATGCAGATATATTGTTTGCAAATGCAATCGGTGCCACTCAGCTACAAATTTCCGCAGACAATTCAAATACTGCAAGTTCTATTTTTATGGACGGTAGTTCAGGACCTAGCGGAACAGGGCCTCGAATACTTATAAGAGATTCGAGTAGAGTTCGTGTAATACTTGGAAGACTTTCTTAATGAAACAATTAATAAATACTCCCTTCTCTTTATGGGAAGGAGAGTTATCTTTAGATATTTGTAATGCAATTATAACTGAAGGTCTGGCCCAGACTAAAATACAAGGAACTATAAATAATGATAACACTATAGATGAAAACATGAGAAAGGGGAATATTGCTTGGTTAGCTAAAAATGGCTGGATAGATAATCTTTTATTTAATTATGTATATAGAGCAAATATGTTAAATAATTGGTTTTTTCAATTAACAAGTAGAGAGGCCCCTCAGTTTTCTATCTATGAAAAAGATGAGCACTACGACTGGCACAGAGATTGTCATGTAGCGCACTCCCTTCAGAGAAAACTTTCTGTTACTGTTCAACTTTCTGATCCTACTTCTTATGAAGGAGGAGATTTTCATATTAGAGACTACTGGAATGAAAATGAAATTTTTAGTTGGCACTCTGGAGCAAAAGTACGGGGCACAATAATAGTTTTTGGGTCTTCTTTAAGACATAAAGTATTTCCGGTAACAAAAGGAGTTAGATACTCTTTAGTACAATGGTACTCCGGACCAGATTTTATATAACCACTAAAAAATAACTCTTGACATTTCATGTGAGGATTGATATAATCATTTTAACTTATAATAAAAGCCTCCTCTAGGAGTACGTTAAAATAAATGGATATAATTCAAGTAGTAAAAGGAGATACCGGACCGCAGCTTAAAGCGACTGTAACTCGATCAGATACTGGAGAGGCTTTTGTAGGGTCTGGCACCATAAATTTACGTGTCCGTAAAAAAGCTACTACTGCAATACTAACAACTATTCCTTTAGACACAGTTTCTTCTAATCTAGCAGCAGGGCTTTTGGTCTTTCCTCTTTCTACTTTTTTAGCACCTTCGAGCGGCTCCGGTCCTGAGGAAGGATTTTATGAAGCAGAGATTGAGTTTACTCTTGCAAACGGAGAAGTCATGAGTGTTTTTGAGTTGATTGATATAAAAGTCCGAGATGATTTTGGATCGTGAAAAAAAGTTTGATACTCTTTGGAGCAAATGCAGGCAACTCTCCTGTATTAAAAAAAGCAACTTTAACAACTCCAGATTTGAGCACTAGGAAAAGCAATATTGCAATATTATTTTCTATAATAGAAGACTCTCCTAAGTTAAAAGAGGTACAGTCAAATCAAATAAATATAGTGATCTAAAATGGCTGATTTTGATATAAAAGTATTATTAGCGCAGGCAAAAGACGATCCTAGATTTCAAAATATTACTACAAACGGGTTAAGAATAGGATCTACTGCTTTATCAAATGACCCTATAGTTTCAGGAGTAGATGGAGGCAATGCGCCTCTTTTGTTTAATGTAGCTTCAAATACTGCAGGTCTTTTTGATGTAGTATTAGATATCTTTATAGTACTAAAAGAAGAGATTACAAATACTGTAACGCTTACAGAAGTATTAACTAGAGTACAGTCAAAGAAACTACTATCATTTGTAAAAATAAAAGATATATTTGAAACAAGATTTTTTACTCTTAAACAAGAATCAATAGAGGCTATTTCAAGATTTACACTCGAACAAGAAAAAGCAGTAGCAGATATATTTAAAATTAGTGATAATCTAGAAGATCTTTCAGCGGATAGAAAGTATAAAGAAATTATAAATGCAATTGACTATATTGCTAAAGACCAAAAATTAATTATGCACAGGGGAATACAGGGCGCTACAAGATTCCCTCTTGCAGATATAGCAATTGCAATGTCGCATCCTATATCTCAAGGAGGTGTAAATCATTTGCAGCAAGGCCTAAAGCCTAGTGCAGATTTTGGTAGTGGGTATACAAGTAATACTTGGCCTTTAGAAAATTCAAAATGGAAGCGTTGGGAATATCAGTATAGAAGTAACGGAACTTTTAGTAGTAGTGGGCCTTTCGGCAATCAGTTTTATTATTTTGGCCCTTATTTTGTTCCGAATGACGAATCTTCTCAGAACTTTTTTACTCCCAGTACTCAAGGCAATAGTTTAACACCAATATGGTCAAATTTTATAAATGACTGGTATGACTGGGATAAGTACATGCCAGAGATTAAAAGTTTGCATAATACTTCAACAGGGTCTTATGTTTATTGGTGGATGCCAGGATACTATAAAGTATTTGCTTCGCAAAGTTCTCCAATTTTTGTGGGCGGAGTTAATTTTTCTTACACAGGGCCGTTAATATATGCAGCAAGTCCTTTAGAATATAGTAAAGATACAGGCACTCCTCTAAGCGATATTAACTTGGGGGATATAAAATTTTTAGAAGTTTTTGACTCAGGAAATCCTAATTTAACTAAATATGCGGGAATGACCAGACAAACAGGAGGGTTCAGTTTTACTCAAAACTTAAATGCTCCCTTGCATACATTAACTGCAGAAAATAACACAGTCTTAGCAAAAATAGAAAACGCAAGAGTACAAGACTTCAAAGGACAGCTAGTAAAAACCGTTTCTGAAATAAAAGAAATAAAGAAAAAATCTTTTCAACGACCAAAAGAATTATTAAGTGTTATAACAGAAGTTCTCGTTCCAAAAGGAAAAGTACTTTCAGTACAAAAAATAGACTTTGAAGAAGCATTGACTTTTATGCAGTCTATAACTTTAAAGCCGCAGGCATTTAAAATTGATGACGAAAAGCACCCAGATAAAATAGGAAAAAAATTACTAGAACAACTGCTGTTACAAAAAGAGCACGTACTTACTCCAAAAGCAGCTTTATTATTTGCAAGACTATTTAGTTCTGATCAACAAAGATTGAAAATAACTACTACACTATCGAATCAAAAAGTAAACCTTTTAGACAAGCATGATAAAAATATAGGCATAGGAAAAAGATCGGAAAATATTGAGAGCTTTAGTCATCTTATTGATTCTCCTGCAGAAACAATTATTAAAGGCGAGCGAGTAGCAACAATTACAAAAAAAGAAAAGAAAGCTGTAAAGCCTGCGTTAAATAATGTTAGCATTTCGGATACTGAATTTTTCAAGATGAACAGAGCTTTGTTTGAGATATTTGATTTAAAAGATTTTATATTTACTCCGGTCAAATCCAGAATAGAATCAGACAGAGCGCTGCTAAAAAGTACTAAAGCAAAAGATGTAACAAAACCTATATCAAATAATATAGATTTTTCTCATAGACGAACTTTTGACTCAATAAAATCTTTATTTACTGATAATGGAGTCTTTAGGGTAAATACTGTACTTCCTACAAAAGCAGCGCCAGTAGAAAGTGATAGAGTTTTATTGAAAAGTTTTATAGATATATTAAGAAAGTTTGAACTACTAGATAAAGCAACTTTAGATGCTGGAACACTTGAAAAAGATATTGAAAAAATTATACACCATGTATCAAAAAGTACCACAAAAGATGTAAGATTAGTAACTGCAAACTCTTTACTTCATGGAGAAGTAGTAGGAATAATAAGCAGAGATAGAGACGCAGGGGGAGGTGGAGATGTGTTTTTTACTTTCAGGCCTGCTTTCAGAAGAGACAAAATTTTAGTAGATGACGAAGAAGTTGTAAAAGACGTAACTAAACCTATATCTACAGACCCTGCCGCAATAAAACAAGTTCTAATACAAAGAGCAAGAGCAAAAATTATAGCAAATAAAGCACTTGTAAATGATGTTCTTTTCGCATTTAATGCAGGAAAAGGCATCAGAAGCGACAGAGTAAATGTAAATGATGAAGAAGTCATAAAAGATGTAGAAAAGCCTTTAAAAACAATTGGAGATTTAAAAGATTTCTTTTTAACCACTCCTGCAAGTATTGTTATAAAAAGGTCTACTTTTACAACAAATGATAATTTTAACCCTTGGGACATGAATAAAGTTATACATGAATTAGGTCTCACCGCACAAGATTTAGTGCGAAAGAAATACCTCCCAAGAAGAAGTATTGATAACAATATTCAAGTCTCTGAAAAAGGAGTCGCCTTTATTAGAGATGAAGAGTATACAAAAGGCCCATATTTTTTACAACCATATGTTGCCGCAATACCCCCTGGCAGGTCACGCCAATTTTAAAGGAGAAATTAAATGTATTTAGACGATTGTCGATTAAAAGGTGTTGTGAACCTAGTCCTTCGTGATGCAGACGGAAAAGTAAAGCAACATAAAACTATACGAAATAAAGTAACTCGTGCAGGTATCGCTCATATCATTGGTCGAATGATTGATGATGGGCAAGATCGTGGAGGCTTACATAAAATGCCCCGAATGATGAGCCATATGGCAATCGGAATCGGAGCTGCAGCTCGAAGCGATCAAAATACTTACGAAAGCACGGACTTTGATGCGCTACCCAATAATATTCCCGGGCAAATTGATACGGGATTTAATGTTGGTACCGCTCCTACAGTAACTTCTAGAAAAAGAGCAGCAGTTCCTGCGTCTTATGATAGAATGCTTCAAGACGAAAGAGGGTTTCGAGTTCAGTTAATGAAAGATACTACTCTTGCTGATGACTATGCTACTTTAGAAAATCAAGCATTTGCGCAAGCAACTGATGCAAATAGTGCTGCAGTTACTATGCACGTTACAGAAAATGGAAAAAGTGTTATTCGATTTGAGACAGGAAGTGGAGGAAGCCCAAGTACCTTAAGTAAACTTCGTGTAGGCCTACAAATTAGTGGCATTGCGGCTACAAGTGATGGTACTACTCCTGACTCTACTGCTTCTGCAGCCCAGCTCGCTAGCCCTTTAAAAATTGAATCTATCGAAACAGGAATTACAGAAAGCTCTTCTGCTAGTAAAATTACTTTGAGTGGAGCACTTCCAGGAAGTCATACCCCTGCAAGCAACTCTACGAAAATCAATGTTGACATAGACTATGTAAATCGTATTCCTCTGACTACTTATAGCACTAATGCTTTGATGCCGAATCACCCTACAACTGAAGGTGTAAAGTCTCTTTTTCAACCAAACGGAACTAGTACAGCTACAGGAAGTACTTTTATTATGGGGCCTTTTGGGGCAGCTCAAAGGCGAGGTTTAACATATAGCGCCACTAATCCTTATAAAGAAAATGGAAAGGGCATGCTGGGTATTACTCGAGGCCAAATTGGTGCTTTTTATGAAAGAGAAATTGAATATAATATCGAGCTACTTTATACAGATGGAAATGGCTTACCAATAACTTCAGGGTTTGCACTGACAGGCGTATCTACCACGGTAGATGAAGCAGGTTTTGCAGTTTTAGATGGTAGTACTAGTACGGATGCCTCTGCTATAGCAAGATTTCCTTTCTTAGGCGCAGAAGAGGACAAGCCTGCAGGAACAACTGGAGTTATTGCAGCAGGGTCTACTCAAAATAACCCAACTACACGAGGCTCGGAATTTGTTCAATTTGGAACCGCAGTAGATGGTATCTTCCAAGGAGCCTTGGTAGGCTCTAGTATTATTGCAGACAGTAAAAATGCACTACCAGAAGGGTACCCCGAAGACGAAAATGATTATGCTCAAATTGGCGGGTTAACAGTAACTGGAACGGGCTCTCAAGCTATTGCTCGATATAATACTTCTGTTAAAGATTTTGTAAAGTATAATCCTGCAGCTTCTTATGCACCAAATGCGGTTGCTGGCGCAAAGAAAAACGGCGATAGAATTGTATATGTTGCTACTTTTAAAGAGAATAATCCTCGTCCTGAAGTAGATTATAAAAAGATTCATCAAACTGCGGATAATAATTCCAGAGCTCCTCAAAATCGAGTATACCCCATTACTGAAGCAGGAATCTTTAATAAGCATGCGCAAGATTTAGGTATTTTTGATGTTGCTGATCGTCCTTATACTACTCCAACTGATTCTGTTGTAAGTGAGCTGGCTCATATTGACACTCGAACCGGAATATCAGATCCCTCGAGCGGGACTCAGCTTACTCTTACAGCAAATGGAGATGTTGACATTGGCCCTACAGATGGAGTTTTGACTTCTCAAGGTAAAAGTATTTCAGCTCATGCATACGGATTTACTCAAGGTCCTATTACTCAAACTATGCTTTGTAGAACTACTTTTGACCCTGTAAACAAGGCAACTGCAGATACTTTGCAAATTACTTGGTCTGTACAGCTACAGGATAGTACTACTGCAGGATCGTAGATTAGATGGCTCATTCTCGTACATCTCCTTCTCTTCCAGTACCTGCTTATGTAGACCCTGCTGATCAATACTCCATTCCAGTTTTACGGAATGGAGTTCAGTATGTTTATAATAAAACGGGGGGAACTTATAGTACTGGAGAGTGGGAGTCGAGAGTTAGTGAAAATGTAGCTGTTGTTACAAAAGTTACAGACCAATCTTATGAGTATATAAATAATCAAACTACTTCTGTTCCTCATAAACCAAACGAAGAACTACTTACAATACCAGAAATTGATGGAAATTTTATTTCTCTAAAACATGGTATTGTAGGGTTAGAGAAAGAACTCAAACATTTTGTACATGAGTTAGATTTAAAAATAGGTACTGCACAAGGTGCTGCAAATACTGCAGGAGCTACTGCAAGTAGCGCTGTTGCTAGTAAAATGTCTATTTCTGGGGGTACTTTTACGGGGCCTATACAGTTAAGTGGCGGAGTATCTATTCCACTGGGGGATAATAGTCAGTATTTTGTACACAGTAATTGGGTACAAACAGAACTACAAAGTTTAAATGTAGATTTAACTCCAAAAACAGGAGTAAGTAAAAATTTAGGAAATAATTCTAATGCTTGGAATACTCTATATTTAGACGGGAGCGTACTTCCCACAGGTTTAGCTTCAGCAGGAACATTTACATTTGGAGAAGCTCCCAATGTACAAACAGCAAGTTATTATAATGTTAATTTAGGAAGTCAAAGTCAAGCTTTTAATGAACTTTATGTAAAAGATGCTTTTTTCTCTGGAAATACGATTACAATTGGAGAGGCTTCTTTATCTTCAACTGCAAGTGGAGGGGTTCTTTTACCTTTAAATAGTTCTATAGGAACAGAAGATAACGAGATTCCTGCAAATTTTGCTAATACCCTTATAGAAGAAAGATTTGCAAAAAATGCTACAGAAAGCCTTGAAGTAAGTTTTCAAGTATCTGGTCAAGTAGCTTTTTTAGACCCGGTAAAATTATTTTCAAATGGAACAGTAGGAGCAGTAAACTCAACTAATGGTACGGAAGCTTTTGTAGGAATTTCTGCAGGAAGTGCTAGCGGCCCAAGTAGTGTACCTGTAGTTGTACATGGATTAATAAACGGTTTTACGGGCTTAACTTCTGACGGTCTTGTTTATTTAACTAGTACTGGAGGAATAACACAAACAAAAAGCAGTACTACTATAAAAATAGGAATAGCAACAAGTACAAGTGAAATATTTTTATTTAGTACTTCGGCCGTAGATACTTATGTATTAAATAACTTAAAAATAGATCGAACAGATTTATCAGTGATTAATACTACTCCAGCAGGGGCAGGATCTTTAGCATATAATACCAACACAGGTGTTTTTGCAATGACATTTCCTGACTTAAGTACTTTTGCTACTCAATCTTTTGTAAATAACCAGATAGATAGTTTAATAGATGGAGCCCCTGGCACCTTAAATACTTTAAATGAATTAGCATCAGCAATTAACGATAATGAAAATTTTGCGTCTTCAATAACACAAAGTCTAGCATTAAAGTCTTCAATATCTTCTCCTACTTTTACCGGAACGCCTAAAGCTCCTACCCCCGCAACAGCTAGTAATGATACTAGTATAGCTACTACTGCTTTTGTAAAACAGCAAGCAGGGTCACAGACTTTAAGCGGATTAACTGATGTAGTTATCTCTAGTCCCCAACAAGACCAAGTAATTGCATATGATACATCTAGT